CTATTTTTCTGATGTCGTCGACTCCTGGTGCACCCTCGATCTCAGTAACTTGTGTAACATCGATAGTTTGGGATTGCCCCGATATCTTTCCACCTTTGAGCTTAAGCATTGTCGGTGCATTGTTAATGTGTGCGCTGTCCAAAAGAGCACGCAATGCGCCAGTAAGAGCAGCAGAAAGACCGCCAATGAGATGAGGAAGCCCGATAGCATAAGCACCTCGCCATGGTATGAATTTAAACTCAACCAGCCAGTCAAGTTTTGTATAAGTGTCATCGCCATTCTCCCAGTTTCGGTACAAACCAATAACTTCATGTTCATACGCATCTAACATCATCACATAAGGCGCACGTTCGCCTTTTGTATAGCTATCGCCATCAACTTCTAACCATGTGTATATATGATATACAGTGCGTAAACCATCTATATTATCAGAGTTTTCTTGTTTACCTTCGATTTTATTAGACGCCTTTTGGGCACTTGACATTTCTGGCTCTTGAGAGACTTTATAAGTCCCAAGATCACGATATAAACCTTGTTCAACTCTTAAATTATATTCTTCTTGAGTGATAACTTGAACTTCGGTAACTCGCATTGCAGTATAAAAATTAACAGCTGCAAAAGGTAAATAAACATTATCAATCGGAACAAATTCAAAACATGGTCTGCGCTTATAATCGTCGTACCATACTTTTAAATACTGTGAACCACCGAGGGGTAGCTGTGTGAGCATTTGCTCTTCTTCATCACGGAACTCTTCAATCTGCTCGGTAAGTTGCCAATTCATATAGTCCCGTTTGCGCTCGGCTCGGGCTATTTTCTCTTCAGTTACTTCACCGATGATTTTTGATCGTACTGGTCCATCAGGTGGGAATAATTCTTTAATTGCTCTGGCGGCAAAGTCGACGCAAGACTCTGCCATGACGGGGTGAACCACTTTTGAAGCACCCATAAACTGAGCTCCTCCTGGAGCGTCATCTCCAAGACCCGTGCGTCGTATGCCTTCCTCGTATTTTTTATCACGTTCTTCCCTTGCATCTTTGTCTTTATCGATTAAATCGATATATTTCATAGCGATTTTATCTAGGAAAAAATTATCTACAGTATCAGATAAGTTTTCATAAAAGTCAGGTTCGTCTTCTGGACCTTTTAACTCTTCAAGGTGAAGAATCGCAGAGCCATCTTCTTGCTCTTCAACAGCACCAGTAATTTCGTCTTCTAATTCGAATATAGAGCCTTGTTCTTGCTCATCAGCATTAGGGTCGTACATTTGCGGTATAGGCATTTCAGGCATTATTTTCTCCTAACTAATGCTAATTTCATTTCGTCTTTATTTTCAGCAAAGTATACCTTAGATTTGATTAAACCACCTTTTTTATGTCCTTCTGGTGGATTATAATTTAAAGCATCAACATATATTGTCCTAATGTCTTTATCAGGTTTCATCCCTCCACCTCTTGGGAATCCTTCGCCATGTGTTGTTTTTGTTACTTTAAAAACTGTATTAGGGGCTATGGCTATTTCTTTTTCATGACCTGCTTCTGAGCCGAGATATTTTTCTAAATCGATTGCTTTTGAACCTTTGGGAAGATTAATAACAAAATTTACTATTTTATCGCTCGGCTGATTTTTATCTGAAAATTTACGAGCGACAATATTTGAATCTTTTGAAGCTGAAGTTATACCTTTATCGGAAAAAGTATCTCCAATTTTCAAATTATAAAGATAATCTAAAGATCCATTAAAAGGTATTTTCACACCTCTATAAACTAACTGTGGTTCTTCTAAAGAAGCATGATTAAATAAATTTTTTAAATTTTCTACAAGTTTTTCAGTTGTTCCTGGAACATCTTCTTTATATAACGGTTGACCTTTACGAAGCATATTTTGCATTTGAGAATAACCGCCAACTTTAGAATTTACATAGGCAGCTTGATATTCTTTTAATGCTTCTAAATGCTCTGGAGTAAAATTATTTACTTTGTTATTCAACTTACCAATTGATTCAATAATATGTTGGCGAGTTTTCTCTGGGTTATTAGAGTAAATAGCGACTAGATTTTTCATATCAACAGGGGTAGTCGTAGCAAAAGATCCGCTCGTGAAACTGTCTTGCCAATTTTTTGCATCAGTATCTTCGTCAGGAACAAGATTATGCTCTTTCTTTTTCATCCTGAATTTCATAATAGGGGCTTCATGCTGATATTCGTCTGGAACTGTTTCGTGCCATCTGTCTTTCTGAAACCGTGCTATTGAAGGATGAGACCAGAAATATGCTCCGCCAACATGCTCAGGCGCATAACCTTGTAAATTTTTATCACCGATATCTTTATTAGTAAGTTTGCCAGTTGCTAAAGGTCTTGCAACATCTTCGGGTATATGATAACCAACAACATATTCTTGATTTTCTTGCGGAGCGGATATACCCCCTAAATCATAATTTGAATTTGGACTCAAATCTTCATACGGTCTTACTTTATTTAAAATATCATCTAATTTTTTATCACCTGTGAATTTTTGTCGTTTAGGGGCTTCCCTTAACAGCTCAGGATACCCTACACTACCACGTATAAAATTTCTTTGTAATTCGGGTTTTCCTGGATGATATTTTTCGGCAGCTTCCCTTGCATTTATCCATTCGTTTCCATTATCAACATCTTTATATTCATAGTTATCGAGGATATTCTGATATTCTTTTTCAGCTAAATCATCAAGGTCTTTCCTTTTCAAAAATCTTGGCAATTTACCGCTATATAATTGATTTTTTATCAGGGCTTTGTCAGGATGTTTAATCGAGCTCGGTTGGTACGTGTCTACCACGTCTACATTGTGAGTATCATAAACTTCATTTAAATCTTTTTCATTTTTATTTAAAAAAGCATGAACATAATCGTGATATTTATCTGCAACTCTTCCGTTACCTTTCCCTCTAATTTGTTCGATATTGTGAACGGGACTAGGGGGTGGCTCGATAAATTTACCACCATATTCTTTTATCAATCGGTGTAAACCACTTATATATTCATAAGGTGCATCAGCGTAATTATTAAGTTCCTCTGCTTGCTCTGCAAGCTCGGGATTGCTTTCGATAAAAGTTTTGTTTGCTTCATATGCGTCGATAGGTGATACGCCAGTTGGGGTTGCTTCGATTGTCACGTGTGGTTTATTCTTATTATCTCGCAAAGTAAATATGCGGGTATTACCGTTAGCCACATCTTTAGTATAACCTCCGACGCAGTGACCCATCTGATCACCTTCGTTTTTAAGAGCTTCGTCTAATGTTTGATAATTTTTTGCCTTGTTATAACTCGTTTTTGCTTCTTCTGGTGAATTAAATAAAACTTTTCCCGACTCAGGGTCTTTCCAACTTAATTTTTGGTCAGGCTCAAGAATAGAAAATTTACCATTATTTTGTATTACGTTGGGGTTAAAATCTGTTTCAGGCATTTTAAGCTCGTGCCATCTAAACCCATTATCATATTCATACGCAGGGGGAAAATGGGTAGCAAATGTATCCCTATTTGCAGTTGCTACTTTATCAGCTTGTTTTATGCGATAATCATTAATCTTTGCAACGTGACGTAATGCGTCTTTAACAGACATTTTATCTACGTCTTTGGGTCTTAATCTTAATTGCTGCGGTAAATTTTCATCTAGCATTGCGTTTTGAAGTTCGTCTATCGCATGTTCAAATCCTAGATCGTGCATCGCATTATTATCTAACGTGTGAACTACTGCATTGGGATCTTTTTCTAAAAGGTCTTTTAAATAACCTTTTGTGCTTGGAAATGTATCTGCTAGGTTTTCTGCATATTCAGGTGAAACTGCTGAATCAGATCTGGCTTCCCATGATTTACCTAATTCAGTTTTTGCATGACCTTCGGCTGTAAATCCGTGCGTTTCACGCCACATTTTCATATTATCAGACGCTACTCTCGTTTCATCTCGAATATCGGGTATATGCGTTATTCCCTCATCGTGTAATTCTCTAACAGGGTCGGTAGAGGTTGCTAAATCGTTTTTAATATAGTTACGTAACTTTGTATCAATCCAATTGTTTATGCTTGATCGAGTTTTATTTTCGGGAGTTAAAAACGGCTCGAACATTTTGAGTCGTTCTTCTCTCGGTAATTCTGCTAATTCAGACTCGGTTAAACCATAATGTTTAAGGACTACAGGTTTTTCGTCGGATGTATTGATAGCTCTTTTTGTATGATTCAAAGTTTTATCAATCCAACCGTCTATCCAGTTGCCACCTTTGTTTTTAATAGAAAGCCCAACTTGTAAATTACTCATCGCTGCAGGATCACTTAATCCTACAATCGGGGCAACAACATTTTGCCCGAGCTTTCCGCCCATCATTTCGCTATACTGTTGTTCGGGAGTCTGATTAACGCTCTTAGGGATTCTTTCATACATCTCTTCAGAAGTAGGCAATGCTGTATTCTGTGAAACAGTGTCTGGCGCAAAATAATTAATAGCGCTACGCCCTAAACTTTCTATATCGCCTGGAGCACCAGCAATCGCCGATGCAGTTCCTTTTGCTGCGCCATATAACATAGGTGCTAAACCTTGGCTAATCGCCCCGCCCATCGTTCCTAATGGATCGACTTTTACGGGTTGTCCCGCTCGGTTTCTTGCAACAGGTCTATTCTGCAACGCCAACCTCATGTCGTCTTGACTCGGAGTTGTATCGTCATTGCTGATTACATTACCTAGTTCGTCGTATTGTGGCATAACAGTTCCTTATATTGCGTATGGATTAACATAAACACGACGGGAGTCAGCGTAATCGTCATCGGCAACAGGATGATGATCAAGAGTAATTATGCCCGCATCTCGTAAATATCGCAAGGCTTGTGATAACGCATCTACGTAATCGTCATGCTTAGCCATTGGGAATGCAGCAATCTCTCTTAGAAATGGATCAAGCCATGTCATAGGCTGCCCGCTTCTTTCATTCGACTCCGGCAAATACACTAACCCCTTCTCGATCATCGGTGAAACAATATTCAATCGAGTTGTCTTATCGGCATTCCCTGGATTGTAACCCGTTACAGGTATCATCGTCTGGCGTAAATCCTGCAGTAACGATATACCAGCAGACTTATCTTCAATCAGTACTAAGTCAACTTTCTTGCCATTACTGAACTCGTCTGGGTCTCCATAAATGGTCGTGAACTCTTCTTGTACACGGCGTCGTAAATCTGGATATAGCATTCGATCAGACCAGCAGTCAATGAGCATAACTCGAGAACCGTGGTCGGCGCTAGGACGAAACACCCCTAGTACAACACACGCTGTGGGGTCGTTCACTGTTTTGTCGGAGGTGGCTACGTCGTACGACTGAATAACGAAGCTGAACTGGGGTAACGACTTCTCAGATGGCCAAAGTCGAAACCACGAACGCTTAACCAGTCCGGACTCTTCTGGATCTAGAATCTCTGCATAAATCTCCTGACGTCCAATCGTAGTGCCTTCGTACTGCATAATTTGTTTCTGGAAGGTCGGGGCTAGGTTGTGAAGGTTGGAATATGTAGAAGCCGTGGTGACGTGTACATCATTTCCATCGCGATCCGCCAGCTCTACGATCTTAGGCACTGGTTTTGGTGTGGTGGTGCATAACATCTTTGGGTCAGTACCGAGTCGTAGGGAGAATGCGATCATGTCCCACGCTTCCTCGAGGTACTCCCAAGCAGCCAGCTCGTCACACCAAACATGGTTCCATTGTGGTCCACGGAAACGTGAAGGTTCCGATGCTGCAATTCCTTTTATTAAACTTCCATTCTGCAAGGTTAGCTCATGCAGGGACACGGAGTAGTTTTGAATAAGCTCGGGTGGGCAAACTGCAATCAGACCTGAATCGCCACCAAAGCAGACGTCCCGTATGTCTCCAGACGTGGGGGCGCTCACTAGGATGCGGGATCGTGGTTGCGTCCATGCCGTCCACCAAACCCATTCAGCAGCCAGCCGAGTCTTCCCTGCTCCTCGCCCAGCCAGTAACAGCCAAGTGCTCCAATCTCCTGTCGGTTCAATCTGGTGCTCGAGCGCTATGCTGAGCCACTTGAGTCGAGCCTGCATCGCTGCTTGCCAAACTGCGCTAAGGTTATTGAGCGCATCAGCGTTTGACTCGATCTTTTCAGCGAACAACTCTTGCTGGGCGCCAGTCAACATTACTTGCTCTTGTCTTGGCGCAGCTTTAAGATGTCGCCAGCGAGAGCCACCGCAAGCTCGCCAGCAAAGTCAACTTTTACGTTACCTCCATCAGCGCCAGTGATCTCCGTTGACTGAATTGCTTTACCGTCTAAACGATCGAACACTTCCTTGATGGCTGGGAGGTCGCCAGCTTCCGCTGCATCAAGAAGTGCTTCAGCAATCTTGTTCAAACGCTGAGGATTCTGTGTGGTCAGCCTTCTAAGCGTTGCAGACATTGCTCCTCTGACCGCAGCATTATGCTTTGGCGAGTTCGTCATCAGGTCTTTCTTAGAGAAAGCAGAGACAACCTCTTTGTCTGTCTTAGGTTTTGGTACTCCTTTCGGCATATCGATTCCTCTCTCATTGTTTTAAGAGGAATTATAACCCAAATTACTGATGTTCGGCGATAAATTTTTCCTGCATCTCAATTTCGTCTTTCAAACAGCTAATCGCAGCATGCATCTCGCTGTTTTCGACACGTTTGCGTTTCACTG